TCACCTTTTAAAAGTTCTAAAAGTTTCTTGCTATGGTTATAGCATGTTTCATGATAGTCTCTTTTCTCCCTGACAGCTCTTACAATTGTTTCATACACTTGTTGTGGAGTATGTGAAGACTCTAATGATTCCTTAACCCAATCGGATAACATATTCAGTGAGTAATCTTCGTGCTCATTAAATGGTTTCATCTAGATTATCTTTGACTAGGGTTTCTATCATAGTACTAATTTCTTTACTTGTCAAGTTATTCAAAAAATTCCATCTAGGATCATCATTATCCCATTCTATAGTGAATGTGCCATCTTCATTCTGTTCTACTTTCAGACTGTCTTCCATCTTTCTTGAGTTGCTTTTTAATCATTTTAGCATACAAAACCTCCTCTGGTGTATACCAGTCAGGATGTTTTTTAAATCTTTTGATAATTTTTTTTGATGCTTTTTTGTCGGATAAATCCACTTTAAGTTTTATTTGGATGTTTTAAGTATTTAACAACTTTGCATTAAAAAACCCTCTTGCGAGGGTTAATCTTATTAAATTCTCTGAATAATCAAGGCGGATGCAGATAAACTAACATTTTTTACCTCCAACTGAATGTATACAAACTTAAACTAGAACCTCCCGACAAATTCTTTTACAGACTGACTGATTATTGTCACATTCTACCAGACATTCATAATACTCGTTGATTAAATTATCAGAAATTTCAGACTTTTTTTCGTCCAGTTTAAAACCTGCTAATTGATTAAATGATATTAGATTGTGCATGATGAACCTCCATGTATTAGATAAACAAAAGACATAATGTAAGATTTTCAGGTCATCGTTCCTCCGAAGTTCTCCCTAATATTTATCACGAATTGCTGACATTTGCAAGTTTCTGAAATAAAAATTTATGCCTAGGATGATGTGCTTACCTTCATATAGTCTTGAGAACTTCTTGTTGTTTGAGGTAAAGTTTCATATAACATTTGCACATATCTCTCAGTTCATCAGGAGTCAAACCATCAAGATCGCGAGACATCTTTTCATAGGTAAATTGCCTGCTTGTGGTATTTAAAGTAATTTCTTCGGGGTCCATAACTTTAACTATAGTTCTTTATTAGTTATATTATTGCCATCTTTTTGTTTTGAGATAATCCAAAACATCATTGCGAACATCCATCAGTTCATGATAACATTTTTGATTACGAGCACAATCACGAAGAGATGCATCAGGTTTAATCACGGATTCAATAAAAATATCAAGTCCGCGATTCCACTTTTCTTGTTTGCTTTCGCAATCTTCAATGCTGTTTTGATCCTTCATCGTTTTTTCTTCATATTTTTTTCTATGTATGAGACAGCAGATGGATAATTTTTTGAAGTGTGAACGATTGATCCGTTGTTGATAATCACAAACTTCTTTGATTTTGCAAGTGGCACAGCGGCCCACATACCATCCTTGGTTACATAACCACTCGGATACCCAACTTTGTTTTCTAAAATGTCTTTGTTAGGACAAGTATAGAACTTTCGGTAATCTTTTGATTCACTCATTAGAAGACGGCAGTAACACTTACAACTGTTGCCGTAGGATTACGTGCAAGTGCAGTTTTTCTTGCTTCTTCATAGTTCCGTGCGATGACAATCTCATCAAAGACGGTGCCAGACACGTAGAGTTGAACTTTGCACTTCATGGGATGTTCCCCTGATTACTTTTGTATTATAGCAGAGTGGAGCAGCGTTCTACTCCTGGTGTGACAGTTCTACTTCCTCACTACGGATATCGCTGCCTCACCCCTCTCAAAAATCGTCTCTACGACCGCCTGAACACTCCTGGCAGTGCTGATGCCCACCTTGTCAAAGACTGGCACACAAACCAGTCCAAAGGTCTTCTGGGGTCCACCTAACCTAATGACCCGTCCAATACTTTGCGACAATCCTACATAATCCATATTACGCATGAATAGGACTGCTTCCAGTCCCTTGACATTGATGCCTTCAGACAGAATAGAGTGGTGCATGACAACAAAACGAGTATCATCCTGACCCCAGGCATTCAAAGTCTTGAAGAATTCCTCACGGGAAACCTTCTTGCCATTGATGATTGCACCGGTTTTAGATGTAATATACATCCAGTTGTATCCACGTTCATGTAGTTGCTGACAAAAATCAGACTGACTTACCATACGCAAAATCTGCTTGGTAGAACGTGCTGCAATCAGAATCTTATTGAGTGAGTTTGCATCAATCGTATTCAACAGATTCTTATCGTCAGATAGTTTGAAATCACCCTGAGGTAGTTGATGAACCACAACCTTAGGAGGAAGGATATAACCTTCTTTGACAAGTTGAGGTGCAGGAACATTGCAGATGACCTGACCATAAACCTCAGGATCATTCATTCCTGGTTTGAATACAGACAACGAGTGCTTAGGAGTCGCAGTGAAGAAATAGCAACGATCAGAATCATTACTGAAGAACTCAGTTGCAGGAAAGAAATTACGTTGAACGGAGTTATGTGCCTCATCAAAGTAAATTGTATTCACTTCAATGTCTGCCTCTACAAGACGATGTAGTGAGTGATATGTGGTGAAGATGATGACATTCTCACCAGCAGTTCTTGCAGTGTTGTTGAACAAGTGAATCGTGTCTGCTTTGGTGGTGCTGAAATACTCAACATCACCACTATGAACCTGCATCACATGAGTATGAGTAGTATCAATCACTTCAAGAAACTCTTTGCAGAGTTGCTCTGCCAGAAGAATGCGAGGTGCTACAACAACAATAGTAGAACCATTATCAATATACTTTTGATTCTCAATAATATCATGTATCATACACATAGTCTTGCCACCACCCGTAGGGATGATGACCTGACCCTTGTCATATGCCAGCATTGCATTCAGTGCTTTCTTCTGGTGTGGGCGAAGGGTGACCAAGTTCGTTCCTGTTTGGTATGAATATATTATAGCAGAAAACCACCCCGATTAGGAGGTGGTGTGACAGTTTTACAACCGGTTTCTATAGTGTCTTAAAGTTTCCTCTTCAACCCGGACAAAGGTAGTCTATAGGGTTTTCATGATTCTGTCAAGCTATTACGTTGAACTTGTTACTGCCTCCCATGCAGAACCATTCCAGAAGTTAAGTTTGTTTGTGGTTGTGTTATACATGATTGCACCTTTAGGAAGGTTGCCATAACCACTCATTAAGTTTCTCTTAGTAGTATTGAATGTGGGAATTGCAAGTGAATCATATCCAGATTGGTTTTGTGTTAATGTTGCAACACCACAGAATACTGTGCCACCTGTGCTAACATTAAGTCTTCTGGATTCATTGTTATAAACGATTGAACCACCAGGAACACCATTAGGTGCAAGAAGTTTCTTGGACTGTTCCGTTCCAAATCCAGATTGAACCGGATTTACATTCTGATTACCACCAGCATTGCCGGACCAGAGATTTGCAATGATGTCAAGTTCTTCAGTATTAACTGAAGGCATAATGACATAACTGTTCATCGTGGTGCTTGCCATACCAACATCAAGAACAGATCTGGCAAAGTAAGTATTGATTCCGATTCTAGTCAAATATTTTGAAGTACCTGCATCAGTAGTAACTAATGCTTGATTAGTTTGTCCATATCCTGCCGCAATAATAGGAGCAGTGGGAACAAATAATCCACTTCCGCCAAACATGACGAAACTATTTTGTGTTTGGAAACTTCCACTTGCAAAACCGGGAACAATTTGCCCCAATGCATCTACACTTGGTCTTGGATCAGTTACGAATGAACCATCAGCACTAGTGGACATTCCAAGTTGTGTTTTAGAAATAATTCTTCCATCTGAGTAAAAATCTCCAAAGATAGTAGAGTCAAAACTATCAGGAAATCCAGTATCAGATGCTGTACCAATCCCCAACTTTCCACCAACAAAAGTATCTCCTAAGAACGTTCCGATGCCACTTCCAACTTGAAAATTGCGACTAACAAGAAGATCATTGAATGTTGAAATACCACTGGTTACGCTAATAACAGCACTACTAGAAATTGGTAGAGCACTACCATCACCAAGAGTGAGTTGATTAGCACCTTGTCCTACGGTAAGAATACCTGCAACCTGTCCATAACCACTTATGAATGTATTTCCACCGACTTCCAGTTCTCGTGTTAATGTAATACCATGACGATTAACACCTACCTTACCATCATATGTGGTCTCAAATTTAGTATTATCGTCGTATCTAACCTTGAAACTTTCTGTTGTTCCGGCACCAGATCCAGAATGGAGATTGATATTAACTCCACCAAGATCGTAGTTGGAGAGACTCAGTGTTCCAGAGTTGAAACTTAAGACACCACTGCTATTACCTGTTCCGACAGATTGTCCGACACTGATTCTAGAAGTGTTGCTGGATGTAATAACATCTATTGCTGTATTTGTAATCTTTCTGATTTCAATATCAGAGGCA